TAAAAAGTAATGTCTAATATACTAGAGATTAAGAGAGTTGCAAGCATTCCAACTTTGGTAGCAACTGCTGACTATGACCGTCTTGATTTTTCAGAGAAGTTAAAGTTTCTTATCAAGACACGCACAGTAATTGAAAAAGAAATCAGTTGGGTTGAAAAAGATTTACAAAAGTTTGTCAGTAAACGTAAGTTTTAAATTAAAATGTTTATAATAGTTCAAGACATTCTAACTGAAAAATGTGTAGACATAAAAGAGTTTGAGTGCTTTGATCTATTAACAACACCTACTGGAATGCCTATTAAGTTTGATACTGAAGGAGAAGCTATACAATTTCTACACTCTCTAGGGATTGATGATAGTGTAGTCTTTGAGGAAGGATGTGTTAGAATTGACAGAGTTCATTAATAAATATAATGGGTTGCCTGATGACCACGAACTACACCCTAAGAAGGTTAAGGCATGGATTAAAACTCAACACGGTCTAGCTGCGTCTGAACGTGCTGCTGTAAGGGAAAAGGTCAAGGGTGCAGAAGCAAGACTGGCTTCCCATGAAGGGTATATTCGTAATATGCAGACTTATCTTCGTACTGGCGATTGGGTTGATATGTTCTACGGTGAATACCAACAAAGCAAAATACTAAATAGGTGTATAGCACTTTCTTATTATTGGTATGGTCCGCAGAAGGATCAGCCCAAACGAGATGTTGATACACTTTACCCAGACTTAGGGTGTATATGGACAAAGGAAATGGATAATGAAGAAAGAGGTATTATAAATGACGAATACACCGAACATATTCCAGCTACATAAAAATATAGCTACACTAAAGGCACAAGTAAGAGAGTTGACTGATGCTAATAAACAACTTAGAAAAGAATTGTCTATTGCAAAGCAAGGTAGTGTTACAAATAAGTTATGGGCTGAGTTAAGTGATGGCAGAGATACATAACTTTTACTCTCACTGGAAAAAGAAACAAGAGTCCTTAAGAAAATCTCTTGGATATCCTGCTGATCTATGGTATACTATGTTAGACAATGGGTATGAACCTACAAACGAGGAAGAAGTAGAAAAGTTTATAGAAGATATGATAGATAATGAGTAAGAATTTTTGGCAGAAAGAACGGTCATCTCTATTGAGGGGACTTGTTCGCCAGTACAAAGAAGAAGGTTATGATATTAAAGAAGCTAGGAAACTAGCTAACATTGAGATCAATGAGATCATGGAAGACAAAGAAGATTTTGTCAGCAACCTATGGGATGAAACCTTCGAAGATGTATAACATAGTATATAGCGGCGTAGACGCCAAGAGTAACATCCTGAAAAGCTACAGGACTAGACGTGAAGCACAACAAGAGCTTGACGACAGGCAGGGGTTGTGCTATATGCTGAGACTATCAGACCATGAGACGTATTCAATTGCAAAAGGATATTCCAATGCAGCCCGAAGAACAAGGAAGAAAGGGGCCGTGTCCCAAGTGTGATTCTTCTGACGCCAATCATCACTACAACGATGGACACACCTACTGCTTTAGCTGTAAAACTTATCAACACTCAAAGGAAGTCACGACCATGGCTACTAAACTACCAATACAACAGGCTACTGAACTAACATCCAGCAAGATGGCTGAGTATAATGATATCTCAGATCGTAAAATACTTAGAGATACAGCCAAGAAGTACGGCACCCTCACAAAAAAGAAGGGGTCCATGACAACCCACCATGTCTATCAGTACTTTGATACGAATGGTAATCATATCTGTAATAAGGTACGTGACACAGCCAACAAAAAGTTCTGGTCCGAAGGACAGATGACTGAGGCTGGGCTGTTTGGTCAGAATGTATTCACTCAGAAGGGTAAGTTTATTACCATCTGTGAGGGTGAGGTAGATGCTATGTCTGCCTATCAAATGATGGGGTCTAAGTGGCCTGTCGTTTCCCTGAAGAATGGTGCAGCTTCAGCGGTATCTAATTGTAAACAATCATTTGAGTACCTAAATAAATTTGAGCAGGTAGTCTTATGCTTTGATGATGATAAGGCTGGCAAGCAAGCGGCTGCTGATGTAGCTGAAATCTTTGAGCCTAACAAATGTAAGATCATGCACCTAGACTTGAAGGATGCCAATGAGTACCTCAAGGTAGGTAAGTCAGAAGACTTCATGACTGCATGGTGGGGAGCTAAGTCCTTCACTCCTGCTGGGATTGTTAACCTGCATGATCTAGGGGATAGTCTATACGATGAAAACTATTGTGAGACTTGCCTCTACCCTTGGTCACAGATGAATGATAAGACCTATGGCATGAGGACAGGTGAGCTAGTGACGTTCACCAGTGGTGCTGGTATGGGTAAGTCCAGCATCATGCGTGAGCTAATGCACCACCTACTTATGAATACCAAAGATAACATTGGTATCTTAGCAATGGAAGAAAGCACACGTAATACAGCCTTTAATATCATGTCGGTAGAAGCCAACGCTAGGCTGTATATTAAAGAAGTACGTGATCAGTATACCAAGGAACAGCTACGTGTATGGCAGGATAAAACCCTAGGTAGTAAAAGATTTTTTGCCTTTGATCACTTCGGTTCTATAAGCAACGATGAAGTCTTGGGACGTGTACGCTACATGGCTAAAGCCCTAGGCACCAAGTGGATTATTCTTGATCATCTATCTATCTTGGTATCAGGTCAGGAAGATAATGGTGATGAACGTAAGTCAATTGATATTCTAATGACTAAGCTACGTAGTCTAGTCGAAGAAACAAACATAGGCTTGCTGCTTGTGAGCCACCTACGTCGGCCAAGCGGTGATCGTGGACATGAGGATGGCCGTGAGGTATCCCTATCACATCTACGTGGGTCTGCCAGCATCGCACATCTATCTGATGCAGTGATTGCATTGGAGCGTAACCAACAGGCAGACGATGAGCAAGCAGCCAACACCACCACCATACGTATCTTAAAGAATAGGTACACTGGTGATACTGGTGTCGCTTGCTACTTGCATTATGATAAAGATACTGGTAGGATGACCCAGATTGATAATCCTTTTGCGGAGAATGAAGAATGAATAAAATTAAATGGTTTATTCATAGGTTATTTCACAACTCAAACTTTTTTGTAGGAGTTTACTGCCTAGATTGTGAGGGTGAAGAAGGTTGTCCTACATGTGATGGAAGAGGATGGCACATTGTCTTAGAGAAAAAATGTAAAACTTCAAACGCCGTTGAGAAAAAATATGATAAGTTAGATGGTAGCTTTATGATGTGTTGCCATGCAGAATATCTTTTAGATTATAATAATGAATCAAATTTTGTAACAGCAATAAGAGAAACTTTTACACAAGCTCAGATAGATGATGTCGTTAATTGGGATTGGGTAAAAGATAATCCTCTTAAGGAGAATGAAGAATGAATCAACATGAGAAACAAAAACAGAACAGAATGGAGAAGAAGAATGGCTACAATGGGTAAACGTAAACAATTTGACAGAGCTTTGTATGAAGTAGCTGACAGGGATGCCAAGCAAGCTACCTTGAAGTATATTAAAGATATGAATTACACTACTATTGATACTACAGAACGAAAAGACTTTGATATTATTTGTAAGGCAGCGACAGACATCCATCACCTCTATGAAGTAGAGGTTAAGTATTCTTGGAAGGGGGATTGGAACCCTAGTTGGAAAGAAGTACGTATCCCTTACCGTAAGAATCGGTTGCTGCTTAAGTGGAAAAAGGAATATCCTGATGCCCTCTTTACATTTATAGTATGGCGTAACGATTGCAAACAGGCATGGCATATTGATGCTAATATTTTAGTTGACTGTGAAGTTAAAGAAGTATCTAATCGAAACATTAGAGAGGGAGAAAAGTTCTTCCACATTCCAGTGGAGGATGCTTGTCTCATTAAGGTAGACTAATGAAACCAATAGACGGTGAGCCATTACATAAATACTACGGGTGTGAAGAGTACAGTTGTAGATCAGCCTTTATTCATCATCAATCCGATGGTGCCTATACAGTA